GGTGATGGCAGTGCAAGATTTGCTGAAGCGACGGTGGGGACTGAAGAATAACTTATGTTTTTCTTCGGGACTCACCGCTCAGCAAGCGGCCGATTTTGTGTTGAACTCATCGGGGCTCATAGTTGAAGATGACTTTAAATTCTTTGACAGTTCTATTAGTGCGGAGTGGTGCTATTTAGAAAACAAGTTGTTTAAGAGATTTGGGGCTCCACGAGCTGTGCGTATGCTGTTGTCAGCAAATGTGCAAACGCATGGTGTTACCACCCATGGGTGGCGATATCGCGTTTTGGGAACGCGTAAGAGTGGAGATCCGTTCACTTCACTGATGAACTCTATTATAAATGCTTTGTCTCACTTGTTTGTTGTGTATGACCAAACCGGGTGCTCTTTGGCCGAATTGAAGGAAGGTGTGCGAATGATCGTACAGGGAGATGACAATGTATTAATACATCGTCACCCCGAGCCTATTGATTTCGTCGGCTGTATGGAGAGACTCGGATTTACGAGTGAGGCAGTGTATCGAAAAGATCATTATGATGTTGAGTTTTGCAGTTGTCGGTTATACCATGTACGATCCGGCGGCTGTTTTGGTCCCAAACCTGGTCGTGTGCTTGCTAAGTTTGGTTATTTGCTGGATAAACCTGCCGTTCCAGCTAAAGCACTGTTGCGCGGTATATCGAAAGGTTTACGCGTGACTGCCGGTTTTCTGGCACCCATTCGTGCCGTTTGCGATCGTGTGGACGAGTTAACGAGTGGAGTCGCTGCCATAGAAGTCTCGAGGAAATTTTTACCATTTGCTGTGGGTGCAACCGCAGTGGGTGATGTGGAAACGATGGTTGATTTGAATATGAGTTATGATTGGGACTATGGCAAGCAGACAGAGTTCGAGCGGCAGCTCGGTAAGATGCAATTTGGAGATAAGTTGAGTGGGATTGCAGAGCTGCTGCTTGATTTTGATTGTGGAGGTGGGCGTGCTTACCCGTTCACCGTGCTACCGTTCGAATTTGTTGGAACCTGGTTATTCTAGGAACCACTTTTCGGACATGTGTATGAATTAATAGTATACTTATATTACTTTGGTGGTAGAAGTAACCACCCCCTTTGTATCGCGAGCAAGGGGTAGAAGCTTCGAATATTAATTGGCAACGGGTGTTGTCAAGCGTGGGAGCTAGCGAGAATTATTTTTTATCGGCCTGGTAGTCATGTACTTCACCCAACCCAGCCTGGTTCCATACGTGATTGGGAAATACTAGATCACGTTTTAGGGAAGGTTTGAATTTAAATGGAGTGGTGTTAGAGAAGCGGATGGCCCCTGATTCAAAATGACTCGATCTTTATTACAAAAACAAAAACGTAGATTGAAGCGCGCTGCAAAGCGCGCCTCAGCGGTCGCCGCCGCTGCCTCAACGGTAGCAGCGGTTGATCGCGCCGCCGCTAAAGCTGCACCTGTATCAGGGTCAGGGCGATACATCGCCCACCCAATGCGGGGCCGTGGTGGCTATTTTTCAGATTTAGCTAACTCTGTTGTGAGTGTTGGCGCGCCTATAGTTAAGGGCGTTGGCTCAGTGGCCGACTTCATTTCTGGGATAGTCGGCCGGGGAAGTTATAGAGCCAAGGCAGCTGCTGCCACTCAACGTTACAAGCAGCTGCATCAAACAGGGTTATCTAGTGAGGAGGTTTTGGCGAAGGCGCTTGAAATAGCCAATCCAGGTGCCTTAGCCATGGGTGGCTCAAATTTGTCATTTAGTTCTGGTGCAGATACATTGTTGATGCACACAGAGTATGTGGGACCGGTGTACTCCTCCACCGGGTTCTCCACAACTTCAATACGAGTACAGCCTGGGCTTAATACGTTTTTGCCGTGGGGCAGTAATGTTGCGCAGTGCTTCCAGATGTATGATGCAGAGGGCATCATTTTCGAATACCGAACGACCAGCAGTCAGTACACTACTACTGGTAATTTGGGAAAGGTTATGATGTCCACATTGTATGACGCAAATGCAGCACCTTTAGGTAGTGAGTCGTCTATCGAGAATAATGATTACACAACGTCTGAAAATCAAGCCGTGTCGTTTATACACCCAGTGGAGTGTGCAACGCAGGCCAACGTTGTGACAACGAGATTTATAAGGACGGCCACTTCCTCTGATTTGGGTGATACTGACTTGCGTTTGGATGACTTGGGATTGTTTCAAATTTCAGTAGTGGGGTGCCAGAACTCGGGAGTTAAAATTGGTGACTTATACGTTGCTTACAAGCTGCGTTTAAAGAAGCCATTTTTGCCCTCAAGTTCTTTTGGTACTGCTTTTCACTGTTATTTTCAGTTGTCCAATGCATCTGGTTCAGTGAATTTCTCTGGTTTTACTTACGACCCGGGAAATCGTTTACCAGCCA